AATTATATTACAATAACCAATGGCGGAACTTTGGAAGATTCAGAACTTTTTGAATTTGGTGTTGCCGTTTCTGGAACCACAAATAGGACAGGATTCCCACAACAGGGAGGAATGTATACCAAGGATGACGGTAGCATAGATTATAAAACAATTAATATAGGTGCATTGGATGATAACTTTAATGGATCTCTTGAAACTAAGGTAGGTTATAGCGATAGAGGAAATCAAATAGATGTCTATGCGGCGGCAGACGGAACGTTGGCAGCAAATAAAAGTTATACCAGCGTTGGAAATAGGCCCGATACATACGACGGATTTACGTACAATGGCGGTGTGGCAAATGATTGTACTTTTAGCGGAACAAGTGCAGCGTGTCCTGTTGCAGCAGGATTCTTAACAACCGTTTTGGAACACAATAGAGATTGGACTTGGAAAGATCTAAAAGATTGGGTAATTGCACTGTCTGAACAAGACCCAACAGATTTTTATTACGGTGTGGAATCTACAACACCAAATGATGCGAACTGGACTGATTATAGAAGCCTAGAAGGAAGTGCCGCTAGAGTCTTGTACCAAGGAGTTTTTGATGCTAGATTTAAGACAGGTAAAAGAAAAATTGTTTCAAGATTAAGCATTAAAAATGCAGCAAATATAAGGATCAAAAAATACTAAATACAGTTGATAGGATAAAATTATGGCAATAAACTTTCCGGACAGTCCAAACACAGACGATACTTTTACAGAAGGCAGCACTACCTGGCAGTATGATGGCACTTCTTGGAACATAGTTACTGCATCTTCCAGTGTAGTTATTCCTACCATTCCTAACGGATTTAGCACTGTAGCGGTGTCAGGACAGGACAACATTGTTGCTGAATCAACAACAGACACTCTAAATGTTGTTGCCGGTACTAATATTACAATAACAACAGATTCCAGTACTGATTCATTAACAATTAATGCCACAGCAGCAGGCGGCAGCGGTGAAGCCAACCAGAATGCTTTTAGCAATATTGCAGTGGGTGGCCAAAACACTGTTGCAGCAGATACTACCACTGACACAGTTACGCTAGTTGGTTCAAACGGCATTACCATTACTACTAATGATTCCACTGACACTATTACATTTACTGGACCGGGCGAAACTACTAATTTTAGTGGATTGACTGATGTAAATACAGCAGCACTTACCGTTGATAAAGTATACCTACCAGCAATTACCATGTTAGATGTAACCAATAACGGTAGCTCTTCTTATAGATTTGATCAATATGGTAACACAGATAATCCTACAATATATGCAATTAACGGAACTACAATTGCGTTTAACCTAGGTACTCTGACTGCTACGCATCCATTCCTAATACAGGATTTTGCTGCACAGAACTTTAATGATGGATTGGTGCATGTATCAAATAGTGGAATAGTGTCCACTGGTGCAAGTGCCCAAGGAAAATCTGAAGGTGTTTTATATTGGAAGATACCTTCAAACCAATCAGGTTCATTTAGATATCAGTGTTCACTGCATGGTTCGATGGTCGGAAATATCACCGTTAAGAATTTTGTTTCGATTTAATTTTTTGTATCTTTTTGTATTCTTCAATCTTTCTTTCAAGAGCTTTTCTAACATCTAGAATATCCTGTCTACCGGATTGATTGTCACGTATTTCTCTTGAAAAAACCATTTGTTCATGATCCTTATCGAAAGTCTTAACGAGTAGAATTAATTTATTTAGAAAATTATTGCAATTATTTTTGATATCCGAATCATCAATTTTTTCAATTTCATTCTTGTATCTAGCAAGATCATTTTGAAATTGTTCTGATTTATATAGTGATAGCATCTTCTAACTCCAATACAGTTTCTATTTTTGTTCTAATAAGACTATTATTTAATGTGCTTCTTAATCCAGTATGAACATTCTTGGGTAGATAGTTCAAATCGCACCAACAAAATGTTGGAACAGTCTTTGTAATAAATTCATTGTTTACCAAACAGATATAGGTGCCATATTCAAATCCTTTATCTTTTGATAGATACAGTTCAATCGGAAGTATTTTACCCTTGGCAAATTTTTGTTGTAAATCAACACTATCCTCAATTACCGACTTCTGTAACGCAAATGTAGGAACGGTCCATTTTTCGTTTTCAAGAATTAGTAAAATTCTTCGTGAATCAAGTGATAGATATAATAGTCCTACTCGTTTTTGCATACGAATACTTATGCACCTTCCGGATCAAGTCTCCAGTAACCTGGTGCGTATTCTCCCTCAAATGATTTGAGCCACTGTATGCCGTCCCACTTGTACTGTATTCCAGTGGTAATGTTTGATAGATAGGTAAAATCCTCAACAGTAGCAGGATCAAATATAACTGCCCAACTGCTTCCATTCCATTCAATCACGCTATTTGCCTTAACCTGTGTGTTTGTTCCATCCTTGTTCTTCCATCCAGCAGCGTTATCCGCTACGTCTTCAAGTATGAGGAATCGATGTCCTGTTGGAATGTTGTTAATACCATTTAGTCTGGCGATGGGATTGTATGTTGTTGGATCAATAATTGCATCAAATGTTCCCTTGCCCGTAGGATACTGTGGACTTATAACAAGAGTGTTTTCCGTCCATCCGGGTGAATCCTTGTCAATACTAACCAACAGTATGAAGTTGTCAACAGGATTGATTGCAAACGTGCCCGTAATTTCTTCACCATTTGGTTGCTGGAAGTGTATGGTGCTGAGTCCTTCCGTAAAACTGCCAAGAGCGGCAAGTACCGCATTCCAGTCCAGTTTCCTATCATCAGTAAATTCTTTCTTGTCAAGTCCAAGGCTCTGTATGGCAGCATTCTGATCCACTATTGTTAGTTCATAATCATTAGGGTTACCGTTGTTTGCCTTGAACAGCAACACGGGATATCTTGGATTAACAAAAGCAACATTTGAAATCGACTGATTGTAAACTAGGCTGGATAAATTCTTAACGTCCCCTTCTTCAGTGAATATGTTTGCTATGATGCTCCTAATTACACCTAGTTTCTTAACCTTTGCCGGTGGAGATATCCAAACCGGAATTTCAAAATCTACGGAACAGATATCAATATCCGAATCGGTTCCTGCTGGTATGCTTCGGGAACTAAAATTCATTCCCGTAAGCCTTACAACACTTAGGCTGGTCCAGTCAACATAGTTGTCGTTGGTTTGTATTTCAAATGCTGGATTGAATAATACCATTATCTGTTCTAGCAGTTGTAATTTTTGATCCGTGTTGGAAGTCCAGATATCCAACTTACACGTCATCTTGTAAGGAGTTGGCATCAATCTTTCCACGGTAACATTCTTTCCCTGTTCTTCCGTGTAGGTTCTGTTACCAGAGTCGTCTTCGGTGTATCTTCTTTCTCTTATATTAACCTTACTAACAAATGTAGGATCAGTTAGTCTAGTTGTATCAATGTCTAATCCTGTGATATAGGCTGCCATCCTAGGAACGGTAGGAAGTTTATTTTCTGAATTTTCACGTATAATATTGGCAACCTGTCTCGTTAAGTCTCCATACATTACTGGCACAGATTGCTGATCCCCATTACCAGCCTCATACTTGAAGCCTATGAAGATTCTCATAAACTGTGTAACGTATCTTCTAATCTGTCCGTCGTAGAAAAAATCCATTATTTTTTAAATCCGTGTGTAAATGCTTTTTCATCGCCCTTGGCTGCTGCTGCACGGCGCTGCTTAATCTTTAGTGCAATAGGTTCCTCTTCCTTTTCGGGTGGGCGCCTTTTAACAGTGTGTTTCTTACTGCTTGTTCTTGCAAAGCCTAGTATTTCATCTATACGCATTATTCATCCGCCTTTGGTTTAAGTGCCTTGGATAGGCTCTGTCTTTCCTTAACAACCTTACCGTCAATAATCTGTTGGTTGGTGTTGTTAATAAACGAAGTTTTCTGTGTTTCTCTTTCCACCTTGCCAGCAAAGTCTGCACCTGGAGCCGTGTCGCTGGTTCCAAGATTTGTAATATTTGTTCTCACATCATCCTCCACCTTGCTCCATCTGCCCTTAGCAAAACGGAACAGTCTTGTTGGTTTGTAATCAGTTCTAAGATGGAACTGTCCTTCCGATGGTCCCATAGGAAATGCTATGCCCTGTGTAAATGGAGCACCATTTGGTGGTACACCATCACCAAGCAAGTATCCCTTGTAACCATTGGCTTCGGCAGTCTGGAACATCACGTCAGCGGTAACAGTGTCTATGGTTGCATCGTCTAGGGTAGTATCAGCAGTAACCAATTCCGTCTTGCCAGTTTCATCTCTCTGAAGAGTATATAATTTTGTCGTATCATAACCGCTCTGTGGAGTATCCGCTTCTGCTTGATCCTCAACAGCCTTGGTAATCTGCATTTCCTTCTCATAGGTACTCATAATGTCCTTGAGAGTGTCTGCAAGTTTGTAATAGGTTGTATCCGGTGGTGCAATACCCGTGACTTCCTGAGTAACGGTATACTTCTCACCATTGGGTGCTGTAACAGTATCACCCGGATAGTACGTTGAATCTGGATTCCAATTTCCTTTAAAGTTGTCCGAATCTGCAATCTGATCCAGAATGTCCTTGAACTCCTGTGAATCTACCAGTGGTTTACATTTTGCTCTGTATAGGTGTGGATACCATGTTACACTAAACCCTTCAGCAGCACGATTTACGTCTTCCACAACATAGAATCTTTTTAGTGCATAATTCAAATCGTTAAGTGCATATTCGTCCTTGAGGTGTGGTAATTCTATTACATCACCTGGAATTATCTTTCTACCAAGTTTTTCAACTGTATCTGTAATATGGAATGTGATGAATATTGTATCATTCTGTAGGAAAAGTCCGAACTGGCTAAGATTAAAATCAATATCCTGCACATTATACACGCCACGCATGACATACACATCAGGATCATATTTTCTGTCCCTATTTTCCAGGAATAGCATGTCCTGTATGTTTGTGGGGCTTAGAGTATCATATTTAGGCTGCGATGGCGATCCTACTGTATCTGCTGTTGCTTCGGCACCCAAATACTTGTGCATAAGCACGTCGGTGCCACCAACTTGGAACATCTCCCAGGCAGTCTTGTCTATGAACTTGTAATCATTGCCCTTTTCCGGGCGGTATAAACTGAGTCTTGGCATAGTATATGTATTTACCGTTTTCTGCGCAAGGCATAAATAGTAATATGAGCCAAATTGATACAGCAAAACAGGAAGTATTCGACTACGTTAGACTCATGCTAGGTGATGGCATGATTGACGTGGAACTTGACCCGGAACACTACGAAACAGCACTCAAGAGAGCATTGGGTGTATTTAGACAGCGTTCGGACAACTCCGTGGAAGAGAGTTACATAACTCTAAGCCTGGAAGAAAATCAGAACGAATACATATTACCAAAAGAAATTCAGCAGGTAAGACAGATTTATAGACGAAGCGTTGGCTCAAGAACAGGCAGCGGTACGGGCGGTACAGTATTTGAACCATTCAACTTAGCATACACGAATACATACCTACTAAGTTCAACCAACATGGGCGGACTAGCAACATATGAACTATTTGCACAGTATCAGGAACTAGTCGGAAAGATGTTTGGATCATTCATCAACTTTACTTGGAATCCACAGAGCAAGAAACTAATTATTATGCAACGTCCAAGAGGCACGGAAGAAGTTTTATTATGGGCATACAATGATAAGCCTGACTTTGTAATACTGGAAGATGTATATTCAGGACAGTGGATCAAGGATTATACGCTGGCAAACTGTAAGGTAATGCTAGGACAGGCAAGAGAAAAATTTGCATCTATCGCAGGACCACAGGGCGGAACAGCACTTAACGGTGCAAGCATTAAGCAGGAAGGCTTTAACGATATTGAACGCCTAACCATGGAACTTGGAACACAGGTTGCAGGCGGACACGGATATAGTTGGATAATAGGATAATGAGAATATCGGAACTAGTTACAGCGGAAGAACACGACCAAATTTTTAATGAAGTCGCTAAAATGGTTTGGGGTAGAACTTCGCCTAGTGCAAGAGGCGGCAAAACAAAATTACGTTTTAGATGCTCAGTAGGTCCAAGGAAGGGCAGACAGGTAAGCCATCCTTCAAAATGCGTTCAGCAATATCAAGTAGGCAAGGCACAAAAGATGAAAACTACTCGTGCAAGAACTGCACCAACACAGGCTCGCAGACAACAGCGTACCAAATCAATCAATACAGCAAGTGTTTTGGCAAGAAAACTCAACACTGGCAAGCCAGGACAGCCAAAACCATTCTATTAAACACTTGACATTTAATCTAAAGACGCTATAATATAACTTTATAGGAGAGTTATATGATTATAGGCGTTTGCGGATTCATCGGTTGTGGCAAGGATACTGTTGCCGATTACTTGGTAAATTTCCACGAATTCCGCAGAGAAAGTTTCGCAGATTCTCTAAAGGATTCTGTTGCGGCAGTATTTGGTTGGGATCGAACCATGCTGGAAGGTAGGACAAAAGAATCAAGAGAGTGGCGCGAACAGGTAGATCCTTGGTGGGCAGAGAGACTTAACATGCCTACCCTAACTCCCCGTTGGGTTCTACAATATTGGGGCACTGAAGTATGCCGTAAAACCTTCCATGATGATATTTGGATTGCCAGCATAGAAAACAAACTTAGACAGAGCAAGGATAACATTGTAATAAGCGATGTGCGTTTTCCAAACGAAATCAAGGCAATCAAGAATCTAGGCGGTAAGATTATATGGGTTACACGCGGAGAACTACCCGAATGGTATGATGACGCTGTTAAGGCTGTTTCCGGCTCAAATTATCATCTTAATGAAATGAAAAGACGCCAAATTCATAGCTCTGAATGGGCGTGGGTAGATACTAAATTTGATAATGTAATTGCAAATGATAACACTATAGACGATTTATATAATACAGTTAAATCAATAATCAGCAACTAAATCACCTTGCTTCCAGCGTATTCCTTCCTTGGCTAAAACAGTCCTACAATTGGCACACACTGTCTTTAGATTAGAATGTCTACAATTATCCAAGTTTTCATCAACATGGAATACTCTGAATACTTCCTCGTGTTGTGATTTAAAACCGCACTTATCACACTGCTTTTTAATTCTATATCCTGCACGATACCATCTAGGAACACCGTGATGCAAACCATGTGCAGAACAGGCTTCACATAGGCTCCTGTAGTAGGTCTTGCCATTCTTCTTATAGTTTACTGCTCGCGGTCTTAAACCGCATTTACATAACGGTCTCATGCATGTATTTACACCTTTTCTATCCCTTTATTAATAATGCCTTAAAGCACCATTTTTTGATTATTCCGCTAAATACAATATAACAATGCATTACGTAATGAATTGAATTATTACCAGGAGATAACAGCATGGCACTAACATCACCCGGCGTAGAAGTTACGGTAATAGATGAGAGTTTTTATACCCCGGCTGAACCGGGAACGACTCCGCTAATTGTCGTTGCAACGGCCCAAGACAAAACTAATGCCGCAGGCACTGGGGTTGCTTCAGCAACTACGGCGGCGAATGCAGGAAATGCATTTAAAGTGACAAGTCAAAAAGAATTAGTAGATCTTTTTGGAGTTCCAAACTTCGAAAAGACAGCGAGCAATACACCTATTCATGGTTCAGAATTGAACGAATATGGGCTATTAGCAGCATACAGTTTACTAGGTGTTTCGAACGCAGCATTCGTAACTAGAGCGGACGTAGACTTAAATCAGTTACAAAGTTCAGCAGAGGCTCCGGGAGCGAATCCTCCAGACGGAACATGGTGGATTAATACTGGATCTACATCTTGGGGAATCCAAGAATGGAATTCAGCAGCAATCAGCACAACAGGCGGACAGAAATTTGCAGCAAAAACACCTATCGTTTTAACAGACGATGATGCAGCAAAGATTTCAAACAACGCACCACTAGGATCAGTAGGATCAATTGGTGACTATGCAGTTGTTTTTGAAACAGTAGGAACAGCATCAACAGGAACATTTTCATTTGCTAATGAAGTGGCAAGAATGTATCTTAAATCTGCTGGAAATACAGCATCAGGTGTTGCAGCAGGCGATTGGGTACTTGTTGGTTCTCAGGAATGGAGAGCAAGTATTCCAACAGTAATTACAGCACAATTAACAGGTGCAAAAATTACAGCAGCAGCAGGTAATTTTACACTTAACGGAACGTTAGTTACAATAGGTGCTAGTGATACTGTTGACGATATTGTAAACAACATTAACGGATTGAGCATTGCAGGAACAACTGCTAAGAATGTAAGTGATAGAATTTACATCTATACAGATGGAACTTCAAACACCAACGCAAATACAGTTGTTATTGTTGCAGGAACTGCTGATTTAGATGAATTAGAAATTTCAGCAGCGACTTATAAAGGCCCTGAACTGTATCAAAATCCACACACACTAGTTCCACAATGGAAAGGTACTCCAGGAACTGATGCAAATGCAAGACCTACAGGATCTGTTTGGATCAAGACTACAGAACCTAACAACGGTTCAAGATGGAGAGCAAGCAAGTGGGATTCAGCAACAACTAGTTGGGTTTCAGCAGAGGCTCCACTTTATGCAAGCGGACATTCAGCAATTTATTCGCTGGATAGAAGCGGTGCAGGCGCTAACATTCCAGTGGATGATTTATTTGTACAAACAAATGCATTTGAACACAGCATGTATGACGATTCACCGGCAACAGCGGTGTTCCGTGTATGGCGCAGAGCAAATGTGGGTGCAACAACAGTTACTTCAGCAGTAGTTGCTAGCCAATTAACAGCAGATGACTACCAGTTCGAGATTGCAGAATCAATCCAAGGACAGGAAGCATTAAACTCAGCAGTAAGCATTACGTTTGCAAGTTCGGGTTCGAGTTCAGATGCTAACACAATGGCAGCGGCTATTAACGCAGCAGGTTTAACAAATATCGAAGCGGGTGTTACAGCAAATAATGAAATTACTATTTCACACAAACTAGGCGGTGAGTTTAGATTGCGTGATGTGGGTAGAGATGCAATTGGTGCACTATTTACACCATACAATATTGACACAGCAGAAGGAACTGCAAACTTCTACAACTTGTCAGATGCTTCGTTAACAGGCGGACAGAGTCAATTAGCACCAGGTGCTGATGATTCAACTGCTGAAAATAGATATCTTGCTTCAAACTGGCAGCCACTAGCATCAAATGATTTTTATGCAAGTGCTGACAATCCAGAAGCAGAACCAGCAGATGGACAACTTTGGTACAACCCAGAGTTTTCAGATGTTGATATCATGATACATGATGGAACAACATGGGTTGGTTACAGAAGTGCAACAAGTCCTTACACTGAAGCAGTCAGCGACAGGGCAGGATACACACCAATAGTTGCTGCTTCTAATCCATACATTGCTGGTACAACTGTTGATGGCGATCTTTGGATTTCAACAGCAGATATTGAAAACTATCCAACAATTTACAAGTATGACAGCAACCAATCAGGACCTGCTTCGGAAAGATGGGTATTAGTTGATAAGACTGATCAAACATCAGAAGACGGTGTACTGTTTGCAGATGCACGTTATGGCGCAACTGGTGCTACTGGTAATACAGCAGCAACCATTAAGGACCTAGCGAAGGTAGACTACCTAGATCCAGATGCTCCAGATCCTGCACTATATCCACAAGGAATGCTGTTATGGAATCTACGTAGAAGTGGTGGTAACGTTAAGCGTTACGCTAACAACTACATTGATATCACAGCAGACAACCAACGCTTCAATAACGATGAAGCAATGACAGACTACGCAACTGATCGTTGGGTTACTGAATCAGGTAACAACGAAGACGGTTCAGGATCTTTTGGAAGAAAGGCACAGCGTAAGGTTGTTGTTCAAAGAATGAAGAGTGCGGTTGACACTAGCAGCCAAATTAGAGATGAAGAGCGTAGAAACTTCAACATAATTGCTGCTCCTGGATATCCAGAACTAATGAGCAACCTTGTTAATCTTAACATTGACAGAGGCTTAACAGCATTTGTTATTGGTGATACACCACTAAGACTAGCAGCGGATGCAACAACATTAACAAACTGGGGTTCGAATGCTAACCTAGTTACTGATAACGGCGACGATGGCTTGGTAACATATGATGAATACCTAGGAACGTTTTATCCAAACGGATTCACAACTGACCTAGGCGGATCAAACGCAGTGGTTCCAGCATCACACATGATGATGAGAACTATTGCACTAAGCGATCAGGTATCGTTCCCATGGTTTGCTCCGGCAGGAACACGACGTGGTGGAATTTCAAATGCAACAGCAGTAGGATACATTGATGCTGCAACAGGAGAATTCCAAACAGTGGCCCTGAATGAAGGACAAAGAGATACGTTGTATGATCTAAAGATTAATCCAGTAACATTCTTTAATGGTGTTGGATTGGTCAACTACGGTCAGAAGACTCGTGCAAGAAATGCTTCTGCACTGGATAGAATCAACGTAGCACGTTTGGTAGTATACATGCGCAGCCAGTTACAGAAGTTGGCTCGTCCGTATATCTTTGAACCAAATGATAAGATTACTAGAGATGAGATTAAACAGGCAGTTGAAAGTTTACTTCTTGAACTAGTGGGTCTAAGAGCAATTTACGATTTCGCAGTAGTTTGTGATGAAACAAACAATACTCCGGCTAGAATCGATCGTAACGAACTGTATGTAGACATTGCGATTGAACCAGTTAAGGCTATTGAGTTCATATACATTCCGTTGCGTGTCAAGAACACAGGGGAGATATAAGACATGCCTATTACATCATTAAATAACTTTTCAGTACCGACAGACGCAGGCAACCAAGTGCTCTTGATGCCTAAGTTAAAGTATCGCTTCCGCGTTACTTTATTAGGATTCGGAGTTAATGCCGCGACTGAACTAACTAAACAGGTAGTTGATGTTTCAAGACCAAAAGTTGGTTTTGAAGAAATGACACTAGACGTTTACAACTCAAAGGTTTATCTAGCAGGTAAGTATACCTTTGAAACAATCACACTTAACTTGCGTGATGACGCTAGTGGCGAAGTTCAAAAACTTGTTGGACAACAGGTTCAGAAACAGTTCGACTTTGTTGAACAGGCTTCTGCAAGATCAGGTATTGACTATAAATTTACTACTAAGATTGAAGTACTAGATGGTGGTAACGGAAATAATGCTGCTGGAGTAAACGTTCTTGAAACTGCTAACTTGTATGGCTGTTTCCTAACTAACGTTGATTACGGAGATGCAAACTACGCTACCAACGAAGCAATGCAGGTCGCACTATCAATTAGATTTGATAACATGACACAGTGGGGCGCAGGCGAGCAAGGCATCGGTGTTGGTATTGGTGCAGCAGTGGAAAGAACTATTGGCGAATCCACTACTGGTGCTGGTACAGCCCAAGGCTAATACTAGTTTTAGTATTGAAATTAAAAAGCCCGGATTTTTTCCGGGCTTTTTTTATGGCTAAATACTAGTATGGCAAATAAATTTACTAGATTTCTAACAGACGTATTTACAGGACTCACAAATCCAAAGGGTAGAGTATCAAATTATACCCATGCTACACGCTTGTTTATCGATGATAATTTTCGTCTTGCTCCCAAGACGAAATTCAATTACTATCTAAGAATTGAACTAGATCCTAGTGCCCACAAGGCAGCGGGTTTTACTCTTAAGCATGCTGAAGAAACAGGTTTATTGGTTAAGACTGCTGATCTACCAAAATTTAAATTTGATACTGAGACCTTTAATCAATACAATAGAAAAAGAATAGTATACACGATGATAAATTATGATCCTATTAATTTTACCTTTCATGATGATAATCAAGGGGTCATAAATGCCTTGTGGGCAATCTATTATGGTTACTACATACAAGATAGGCATGTTGCTACAACAAATGCATACAAACCAGAAAATGATATGTATAGAGCTAATGATGATGCATTTAATAAATTCCGTTATGGACTCGATAATAACATAAGCGATCCTTTATTTAAAAGTGTAACACTTTATACCATGGGGCGCCGAAGA